GCCACCAAGCACCGGAGGCTGCACGATTGTCCGCTGCATCGCGGGTTCTCCCAAATTCTGGTCAAAACAAGGTGCGCCCGCATCGCTGGCGCAGGCGCAACGGGCGCCTGGAGCGATGCGGGCGCGAAACGCCGGCAAGGGAGCAAGGGGGGAACTCTACCTTGCCGGAACGGCGAAGCCCGGCCGCGCGCCTCAGGCTTCGATCTTGAGCAGCTTGATCGCGTTCGAATCGAGCACTTTGCCCCCCACGCGCTTGGTCGCGTAGAAGTGGACGAAGGGCTTGTTGGTGAAGGGATCGCGCAGCACGCGGGTCGCGCTGTGTTCGGCGATGAGATAGCCGTGGCGGAAATTGCCGAAGGCGATCGGGCATTCCCCCGCGGCGATGTCGGGCATGTCCTCGGCTTCGATCACCGGATAGCCGAGCAGGCGGTCGGGCTGGCCCTCGACCATTCCCGGCTGCCACAGGAAGGCACCGTCCGAGGTCTTGAGCTTGCGCACCGCGGCGAGCGTTGCGGAGTTCATGACGAAGCACGCGCCCTGGCGATGGCTCGACTTGAGCGAGTGGATCAGGTCGATCAGCCTGGCATCGGGCGCGCTGTCGAAGCCGGTGACGCTGCCCGAGCCGATATATTGCACCGTCCCGAAGGCGCGCACGCCGTCCTCGGCGGTGCCGATCGGGGCGCTGAGGAAGCCCTCGGGCTGGTTGATCCCGTTGCCGCGCACGAAGGCCGTCCCCTCGGCGCGGGCGAATTCGAGCGCGATCTCGTTCGCCAGCCAGGTCTCGATGTCGAAGGCCGCATCGTCCAGCATCGCCTGGCTCGCCGCCGGGTTGGCGTAGAGGTCGCCCGAGGGCGGGGCGATCTCGGCGAAGGTGGGCGCGGCGGTTTCGGGCCGCGGCGCCGCCTCGCTGACCCAGCCCGAGGCCGTCCCGCCGGTGGCGACCAGCTTGCGATAGCCCGAGGTGCCGGTCTGCACGACCTGCGCGATGGCGCGGATCGGGCTGATTTCGGCGAGCTCGCTGGCGATGATCGCGTCGATCTGGCGCGGCACGGCATAGCCGCCATCGACCGGATTGATGCCGCTCACCGATTTCAGCTCGGTTTCGCGGCCGCGGCGCAGATAGCCGTCGACGAAGCCTTTCACTTCGGCCGCATCGCCGGCGGGAGCGCCGCCGATCGCCGGGCGGGCGGCGGCCCGCGCGACCTTGTCGAGGCGCGCCTTCACCTCGTCCACGTCGCCGCGCAGGGCCGCGATCCGGGCTTCGGCCTGGTCCTGGCGGGCGACGATGTCGAAGCTTGCCGACAGCGGGTCGGTGGCGGCGATCGCAGCGGTGGTGGGGGCAGTGGAGGTGGGGGTATTTTCCATGGGGCAGTGGCCTTTCGGTTGGACAAGAAAAAGGCCGCCCCTGTGGCGGCCGGTGGAAGATGGTTGAGCGGACGGGTTCAGCAGACGAGATGCACGCGTGCGCCGTACTGGAGCGGGTGGGTGACGAGGCTGACCTCGAACAGGTCGATCTCCAGCAGTTCGCGCCCGGTCTCGCTCTGGCGGGCGGCACGGGCGCGGAAGCCGAAGCTGAGGCCGTCGACCTGCCGCTTCGCCAGCAGCAGCGCGGCGCGGCTGTCGGGCCGGTCGATGCGGGCGATGATCCTCAGTCCGCGTTCATCCTCGGCGGCGTGTTCGACCGTGCCGATCGGCTGGTCGGGCCGGTGCTGCCAGTAGAGCGGCAGCGTTGCCTTGCGGGCGGCAAGGGTGCGGGCGAAGGCGCCGGGACGGATGGTGTCGCGCCCTGCGTCGGCAATGCCGAACAGCGCCGCATAGCCGGCAAATCGCAGCGGCGCGTTCACAGCAGGTCCCACGCGCCGAGCCGCACCGCGATGCCGATCAGGAGCAGGGCGAGCGCGCCGCGGATGACCCATTCGACCAGAGCCTTCCACGCGCTGGTCTTGGCATCGCGCCAGGCCCGCAGCAGTTCGCGCAATTCGCCGAGGTCGCTTTCGGCCCCGGCATCGCCCAGCCTCAGCCGCTCGAGCGCGCGGTCGGTGGCGAGCACGCTCGCTTCCTCGACGATCGCCCGCAAGGTGACCAGCTCGGCCCCTTCCTCGCGCGCCTGGGCCATCAGGCTGGCCAGTATGTCTTCACGGCTCATGGGCCAATCTCCTATTGGTTGTCTTCGGGTCTCAGGCCCAGCAGTTGGCGCTTTTCGGCACGGGTCAGGAAATCGGCGTCGGACACCTGCGACCACAGGCGCTCCCGGTCTTCGGAAAGCGCCGGGACACGGTCGAGATCGATCCCGAGTTCGGCGTCCGGGAACCACGGCGCGAGACCCTCGCGCAGCGCGGCAAACAGCTTTTCGGCAAGCGGCAGTAAGGTCAGCCGCCACAGCGCGCGGTTGGCCTCCCGGTAGTTCGAATAGGTGTTGTCGCCCGGCAGCCCGAGCAGCATCGGCGGCACCCCGAAGGCGAGCGCGATGTCGCGTGCGGCCGCGCTCTTGAGCGTGGCGAAATCCATGTCCGCCGGCGAGAGCGCCATGCTCTGCCACTTGAGCCCGCCGTCGAGCAGCATCGGGCGTCCGGCATTGGCGGCGCCGGAAAAGGCGATGTCGAGTTCGCGCTTCAGCCGCTCGAACTGCTCGTGCGCGAGCGCCATGCCGTCGCCGGTCTCGTAGACCAGCGCGCCCGAGGGCCGAGCCGCGTTCTCGAGCAGCGAGCGATTCCAGCGGGCCGCGGCATTGTGGATCGTCACCGCCTGATGCGCGGCCTCGAGCGCGCCGGCACCGAGATGATCGTCGAGCGGATGCATCGCCCGGATCGTGATGATCCCCGGCCAGCCGTCCTCGTCCTCCACCGGGATGCGCGTGCGGCTGCCTTGCACGATGTAATCATAGGCATAGGGCCATCCGTCGGGCGCAGTCGCGACCTTCACCCGCTCCGGGCGCAGCGCGAAGAGTTCGACCGGCACGCCGGCGGCATCCTTGATGATCTGGACGTAGCCGTTGCCATGCAGCAGCAGGTGTGCGGCAAGCGTCTCGATCAGCGATTGCCCGGCGCTCGAGGCGGTGACCAGCCTGGCCAGCTCGGGCGCGCTGCAGTGGAGCGGTGCCTGCCCGACGCCTTCGGCAACGATCCGGATCGAGCGCTGGGCGATGGGGTTGGCGAGAAAGCTCTCCTCGACCGCCCGTCGATAATCGTATCCTTGCACGGCATGGCCCGTCTCGAAAGCCGGGAGCCAGCCCTGCATGATCCCGGGGGCGAGCGGCACGCGCTCGCGTTCCCCGCCCTTGAAGGCGGAGATTAGCCGTTCAAGCATTGCCATGTGGTGTTCCTTCGATTGTTGCGCCGCGTTCACAGCGGATGCACGCCGGGGCGCGCCGTGCGCCGCAGCATCAGTTCGCTCATGGCCCAGACCAGCGCATCGGCACGGTCGGGGCTGCGGCCGGGGCCGGCATAGGTGCCGCCGATCAACAGGCCGCACAGCTGATCCTCAAGCCGGGCGAAGGTGCCGCAGTGGCGCACCCGTCCGGCGGCATAGAGCGCGGCCACCGGCTCGGCCCGGGCGACCTTGCCGCGGCTGGCATGCACCAGCTTGACCGGCAGCGCCTGTTCGGCGGCACGCAGCACGCTTTCGACCATCGCTCCGCCCTGGTTGGCTTCGGCCACGACCCGGTCGGCGTGCCACTCGCGGGCAGCGTCGGCCACCCGCGCCGCCCAAGCGGCCGGCGTCGCGCCGCCCACCGAGCAATCGGCGAGTACCCGCGCGATTCCATCGGCACCCAGCGCGGCGACGATGATGCCGCATTCGTCGCCGCCGGTTCCGGCCGGCGGATCGACCGCGACCACGACGCGCAGGCTGTCGGCGCAGGGCTGGGCTTCGCGCGCTTCCTCCAGCATGGCGCGCGACCAAAGCGCGCCTTCGATGTCTTCGAGCAACTCGCCGCCGATCTCCTGCCGCGCGAGCTGGCTGCCGGCGAACTCGCTGGCGATGGCTTCGAGGAAGCGGTCGGGCAGGTTGGCCGCGTTTTCCGATGTCGCCCCGCGGGTGATCGCGACCTCGCCGGATTGCTCCTGCCGCACCAGCCGCTGCACCAGCGGAACGGCGCGCGGCGTGGTCG